ATCAAATGTGTGTTCATTATGTCTAGAAATATTTTTATTCTCCACATCTATGAGATAATCTGTAAAAATATCTTTTCTTTTTAGACCAACTGTCTCTTTCACATTGAATATATTATTTGTATTTGTTTCATCTCCACCCTCATCGGTATACTGTTTCATATATGGCATACATTTCATTATATAATCAGACATTTCAGATTCATATTTTCTTTTATTAGATGGATCTTTAGATATGAGTTCACTCCATTGTTGAATCTTATTATTATATCTACTTAAAAAATTACCTTCCATTCTTAATAATATATGTCTCTTAAATTTTTAAGTACTGTTTACTCTCTTTATAAGAAAACTGTTACACCACGAGACTACCAGATAATTTCTGAATATTTGGAGTATAAGATTGACTATAATATGAAATACCAAGTTGATGACCAATTCTGGGAGGATGAGAGTAAGGATTGGGATGGCATCCTAGATGAATTCTATGTCAATGTGACTGGTAAAAACTTTAGATCCACCTCTATTCCGGAGAATGTCGTGTACACTGTACTTAGGGTAAAGTATTATTTTAACGGTAAGGTGTATAGGTCTATTTCTACCAATATTAATTTCAAACCTGGGGAGGTTGAGAACCAAGGTGTACAATTTAATATCCCTTTGAGTAGTGTTTGGATCGTAGACAGTGGTGACAAGCCTGTACGAAACATTACTGAAAAAGTGAAAAGGTATGCTGGCCCAAGGTGTGATTTCCATGGGGAGAGGGTTCCACTCGAGTATTTTTTATTTTATGAAAAATCATATTTGAAGGATACATTTCCTAGGATTGTTCTCACCAACTCCCTAGGTATGAAGAAAAGTGTCTCAACAACTGAGGATTTTACTACTGATCTTCGGCTACCTTAGTCGCTAGGTAAAATCTCAACTCCCCCAAATTTGCCACATTATATTTTAAAATCAAAAACCTGTTTCCTGTTTCTTGTATAATTTGCACAGACGCACACATACTCGTCGCCTTTGTAAAGATATTCAGATATTTTAGACTGTATAGACCAGTTATGACTGGACTTTCATCTTGACATTCAATGAGGGTCTCTTGATTAGCAAAATCCCCCTCACACCTGAGTCTAAGATCCTTACCAGACCTCATAATTTTGATATCTGTACCGATGTTTGACATGTCCCTACAGAGTCTTTGAAAATCTGTGGATGGTAGGGTTGTCACGGTGGTCATCTCTACATCTGGAACTTCTATACGACTCTCATTAATATCTAGGAGTTTGAGTTGAAATTTGGTGTTTGTTTTTTTAGATTCACTTGTAATTTCAATATTCATATGTTCTTTGGAATTAATTTCAATTTGGAGAACATCATTGCTTGTGATGGTTTTGAGAAGTTTGAAAGTATTTGAAATATTTATACCAGCAATAATTTCCTCTTGTTCACAATGGTAATCTTCAAAATTATCAGCCGCCAGGTAAATATCAATGAGGGATGTCCTAGCCGTGTCTAAAGTAATGATATACATGCCATCAGGTCTAAAATATATATTTACATCATTGAGTATATCTTTTAGGACCTCGAATGTTGATTTAAAAGCTGCAGCCTGAATGGTTACAAGTTTCATATCTAATTTCCAAATAGGTTTACATCTTTAAATCTGTATATGCAACCCCCTTGGAAACATCCCTATTAATTTTCTCTTCTAATTCTTTCGTCATTGGTGGCTGTAAAGAACGTCCATAATCATCCAAGTAAAACATCTCGGAGTTGCGCCCACCCTCACCATCTAGGGGTGTCATAGAACATGCATCACTCCCGATCCCAGCGTGGGAAACTTCTTTTGCGGGGAGGAGGGAATCTAACCAGTTTTTGATCTCAGTCCCAACGAGGATTTTACCATTCTTTGTGAGCATCGTGGGGACTCGTTTAATTTTATTAGCGTAGTTGGGTGGTATACCCTGTGTATTTACATTGTGATAATACACGAGCTGCTTCAGTTGGGGGTGTTTATTTATGTACTCAACGACATCCATGGAATGTTTACACCTTGGGCTATAAATGAGGAGTGACATCTACTATGTATATGGTATTTTGTAAAATAAAATTAACGCATAATAGTAAATATGAATTACTTGCTAGTAGCCGCTCTTATCATTCTCGTAGTTATACTGACTACAAACAAGGAGGGATTCCAAGAAGCCTTCGGTCTATCAGGCTACACCAAACCTGTAGGTTCTATAAAGTTGGATGATCCCAGACCAGACTTGTCCAAATATGAGGAGATTGAGGCTGACATTGATAATGACATGATGCAGGATTTTGTCCTCGCTGCCAATAAGGAAATCACCAAGCGCACCGGTGTTTGTAACTACATCATAGAGACTACAACTGTCAAAGCATTCAGGGGTGAGGATAATGACATCTATGAGTGTATGTTCATGACTGTGAAGAATAATGGGTTTTCGTTTGGTTTTTCCGTCGTTGCTTCTTTTGAGGTGAAGAATAAAAATATTCGTCTCGTGTCCCTACGTACCCAACCCCTAGATGTACGACTGGATGGTGATATATCCCCATTCGTTGAGGGTTCTTCTGGAAAGGAGTTTATCGAATACAAACTTGTCAAGGAGGTGGCTGTACCCAATCGTAGTGAGTTTGAATCTGCTAAAAATAAATTGCAGTAATTATAATGATAAGTATCAATGATGTCAATAAGATTGATGAGAAGAGGAAACAAATAAAAAAAGAAATTTATAAAAAAATTTATGAACAGTTTTCCTCTAAAATCAAACAGTCTGTTGAATTTGGACACAAACAGATATTTCTAACAGTTCCCGCGTTTCTCATAGGATATCCAGTGTTTGATAGGGGTCTAGCTGCTAGATATGTAGCGAGACAATTTACCCTAGGTGGATTTACAGTACAGGTGTTATCTGATCATGAAATTTATGTGTCTTGGTATGTGCCAAAGAAAAAGAAAGAGGTCAAGGAGAGTGAGGATGATGGTGATTTCCCAAATTTAATGAATCTCAAGAAGATAGCCAATAAATACAGGAGGGGTGGTGGTGCGTAGTAAAATACTTTTTAAAAAACCCTATTAATCATATATGGATAACCTCAACGTATTAGTCGAGGCGAAACGAGAATACCTTGATCAACTATGTCTTATTATGTCTCCACCTATGATTGAAGTTTTTGATGATATTTACAAAGAGGCTGTCAAAACCTCCAAGAGGGATGGCGTCCTAAAGCAGTTCCAGCTCCTCTTGAAGGAGGTGCCAAATTGGTCTAACGCGATGTCTAAGCGTCATAGTGATAATATTAGTAGTAGGTGTGCTTGGTATGGAGATTTATTAGCTGCTGTGTTTGTGGCTTGTACTAAGATTCTTTCCGCCGTTCGCCTCAAGGCTGATAATAAGAAAATTTCCCTCAAACTCCCAACAGATGAGGTTTTTATTCAGACGTGCTACAACAACGCTGCTAAGGATATTTATAAGGATCCCTATATTTTTCACGAGGAGCAGAGTGAATATTTGAGGGATGAAAAATTAACTCTTCGTATTTCGCTGTGTATTGAGGCTACCGTTAAGGAGTTGATCCCAGTGCAACAGATTCTCCAGACATACATGTCCCAGGAGACTAGGGATATCTCCCTAAATGGTGAAATTGAAGACAGTGTTGATCCAGATGTGTTTGATGGTGAGGAGGATCCAATCCCAGAACCTGAGCCCGAGCCCGAGCCCGAACCCGAACCCGAACCCGAGCCTGAGTTGGGTGAGCCCAAACCAGGTTTGATGCCAACTGGTTTGGAGAATGAATTTAAGACCGTTCCAGGTGTTCAGGCGCCCCCAGTTCCAGAGACCCAAGCGTCTGTACCTGCACCTGCACCTGCACCCGAGGTCGAGGCTGAGGATGATGTGCTTTTCGGTGATGCACCAGAACAGCGTACAAAAAAAGTTGGGTATAATTAAATGGAGTTATCCGAGTATTTACGCGAACCTATGAGTGCTGCCCTAATCGCTGGTTTAATAACCGCGGCTTATATTCATCTCAAGGCGTACCTAAACAATGAGGGAAAATTGGAACTCAATAAATATACCAAACCAGCCGCACTCAATGCGATTTTAGTTTTTTTTATTATTTCAGGTGGTCTCGGTAAAAAGGAGAGCATCTCAAAAGATCCTTTTTAAGACTTAAAGATTTGACTCTTATTATAAGAAAATGGCGTCTGTTACTGCTTTTAACGACATGATGGCTCAATTTCTTGTGGAATTGCACAAGACTTTTCCAGATGAAAAGGGAATCAAGAAGATGATGACTTCATTTGACTTGCTTAAGTCAACCAACCCCCGTCTAGTTGTAGATGGGTTTATGCAAGGTGTCACCCCTTATGCGGCTAAGATTTCGGCTAAGGATGAGACTTTTCTCCTAGAAGAGATGAAGAATATTGAGTTTCTAAAGGAATTGGATGTAGCTAAGAATTGGTCTACTATGAGTGAGGGTACTAAGGGTGCCATCTGGCAATACCTCCAAACCCTATACATGCTCGGTACTACGATTACTTCTATCCCAAGTGAGACCCTAAGCATGATTGAGAGTATCGCCAAGGATTGTGCTGATAAGATGCAGAATGGTGATGGTCAATTGGATCAGGATGCCCTCATGAAGATGATGGGTGGTATGCTTGGTAATCTTCCCAAAAAATAAACCTTAATATATATTAAATGAAAGCTTGGTTTGATGAACCTCAACAGCTTATTAGAGCTGACCAAATTTCTCAATTTTGGCCAACGAGTGAGCAAACACCAGAAGATAGAATCAATGCCGCTTCTCGTTTTGTGATTTATGTGTCTTGTATAATTTATTTGATTCGTAGGGATCCACGTGTGTTTGTTTTAGGTGCGACAGTTCTAGCTGTCATTTATGTTCTTTACAAGTCTAAGATGATCAAGGAGACTTATGGTATCAGTACAGAAGGTTCTATGTGTCAAATGCCAACCCAAGACAATCCAATGGGTAATGTATTGATTACTGACTACACAGATGCTCCAAATAGGTTGGATGCTTGTTACTATTCATCCGTCAAGTCATTCGCCAATCATTACACGAGTGATTCCATTCCATTTGATGCGGGTCGTTCTAGGACACCTCTACCCAAGTACTTGAGGAATAGTGTGGATCGTCAGTTTGTTTCCAACGCTGTGACGAAAATTCCTGGTGATCAGACACAATTTGCCGAGTGGTTGTATGGACCCAAGAATGCTCCAATGTGTAAGAGTGATACCCGTTTCTGTAATCCAGATGCTCGTGGTGTCCAACTCGAGGCTTTTGCGGGTATTGGTAATGATGGTGATGTGAGGGGTCTTAGGGGTGGTGGAAGTGTTAGGAATGGTGGAGGAACTTATAGTTAGATAAAATTCTTATGTAATAATAAATGGCGTATCAGCTTCAGCCTGGTCTCTCAATTGTCCAAAACGCAGGTGCTCTCCCAGGTGTCAAAGCTACTGATGAAGTGTTCGTGTATCCCCAGCCCAGTACTCTCAACTGTGGTGGATGTCGCCCAAACACTATGTTGTATGGAACTTCTCCATACATGGCAGGTAAGGGTTCCCCAGCACAATATATTGAAACGAGTGACCAACTTCGCCCCCAATCCACTTCTCGTTTTAACAAGAATTTAGTGCAGACGTATGAAAAGAATCTATTTCCTTTGAACAATATGGAATGTAAGGTGCCCCTACGAACTATGCGGTATGAACCCGCGAGTACGCGTGCTGAAGTACAAAATGGACTCTTTCAGCAAAGGTACGTTAATAAAAATATTAACAAGAAGTAAGAATGGCTGATCCCATTTCGCTCATGGCTATCGCTGGTCTTATATTTGCGGGACGGAATATGAGTAGTAAATCTAAACCCCCAGAAACGGTCCAAACTGGACCCAAAGTGAGTGAGCCTAGGATGATAGAAGAAACTAATTTTGAACCCCCTGTAGAAGTTCCCCGCAAGATGGAGATGGAAAGTTTTGCCGATATTTCCAGGCAGCAGCGCAGTGGTGGTCAGGAGATCCTCAACATGCGCAATCGGATGAACGACCAAGGTAGGATGAACAATCTCTCCCCAATTGAAAAGCAGATGGTAGGTCCAGGTTTAGGTGTGAACGCCAATGTGCCAGCGGTTGGTGGATTCCAACAAATGTTTAGGGTGAACCCAATTAATGTAGGTGAGTATAAGCTGACAACTTTACCAGGACGCTCGGGTCCAGCTATGGACATCACAGGTGGCCGTGGGACTGTCGTTGGTGAGTTGACACATTATAAACCAGAGACGACCGCACATTTACCATCTAGGCGACCAACTGTCCAAGGTAGGGCCCAAGGAATGACTGGTCTAGTACCCCGTAATGAACATGAAAAAACCAAGCGTACCACAAACCGTTCGGAGACTGGCCTACGCAGTGATGGACTAGGTTTCAATGGTGCGAAGCGTTTCATTTCTGCACAAACTATGTCCCAAGATCCTACTCGCTTCAAGGGTGATCGCAATGATGAACAATATATGTACAATAACCAAGCTGCCCCAGGTATTACAAATTTCCGTGGTGCCTATACAGAGGGTGCCGCCGCTCAGGTGAACATGAAGACAAATGAGGAGTTGATGAAGTATGGTTTCCGCCCAGAGGACCGCCGAGGTAAGGTTAACCGCATGGGTAATGCGGGTCGTATGAATGTGAGGGAGAGTGCCCTCAAACAAGGTGGAGTTTTGACGGCTGTGCGTAGTGACACTACACGCGTGGATGGGCGTATTAACGCCGCGAATGGTGGATGGAGTCAACATTATCAACAGAAACCTTTCCACCAGTTTAATGCTTACAAGGGACATGCAAACCCTAATTGTGGTGCATTGGATGTCGCCAAGAAACAACTTTACAATAATCCCCTAGCCCACACCCTGTCCCAATAAATTATACTTTTAGCATTTAGACAAAAACAGTCATTAAAATATTATCCCTATATTTTAATGAAGGTTCACAGCCTCAGTATAGATAGTAGTCAGAGGGTTGATTTGGAATCACACCCAAATAATTACATTATTCATTTAGAAAATCCCATTTATGATGTATCAGAGATTAAACTTGTGTCTGCTAGGATTCCAACACCACAATTAACTATATGCTCTACGAATAACACATTTAGTGTGAGTGGTCAAACAGTGTCTCTCACAAATGCTGATTACCCAACTGGTGATGATTTAGCTACTGAACTTGAGAATAAACTTGGACCATCAGTGAACCAAGTGACTTTTGATACAGACACAAAGAGATTTACATTTTCAAATACAAATGCAACTGAATACATATTTGAATTTAACAATGATGATGACACCACACCACATCAAGTTTTGGGATTTACTTCTAACATCTATACCTCAACTGGGGGTATCATTACATCCGGGGCTATAAATTTGAATGGACCAAATTCATTAGTATTGAGAGTCTCTGCAGGGTCAGATCAGTTTACCCAAAGTATATACACTTCCAAACCATTCTATACTGGACACCTTCTTCTAGATGGCTCAGACTTTTTAAATTTTTTTGGGAATGATGACCATCTCATCCACTATTTTCATTCTGGACCCAAAAAAATTATTCATGATTTGAGGATTGAATTTTTCTATATGAGTCACGGTAAGTTAATACCATATGATTTTATGAATCAAGATCACGTGTTAAAGTTTGACATTACTTGTTCTACGGATAAACTAGAAAATTTAGATAAAAATCAACCAGAGGAAAATGAAGAGGAGGAAACACTTGTAAGTATTCCCAAAGTTGAGAATATTTACAAATGGAAGAAAGAATATGCTTATATTATGGTCATTATCTTATTTGGATTATTCCTAATGTTTTTTATGAAAACCAAAAAAAGAAAATTTAGCGGGTAACGGCGTACACGGGTTGAGCGGGCTTGGTGACATTCTTACTGAATCGGGAAATCACCATGAACACAATAATGGAGAGGAGGGTGGTCATTAGGGCGGTGAGTGCGTAGTTAACACCACTGTTCTTAGGCACCTTGATGACCTGGGTAATCACCCACCTGGCGAAATCCATCCAGGACATGGCGGCAGCGAAAGAGAAGCCCCCAACAATAGAGTTAAGGGTTTGGGTCTGGAGTTCCTGAGAAACTAGGGAAACGGTCTTCATCGCAGCAGCAGACATTATGTTTATTATATTATAGTAAACGAAAAAAAATCAATCATATGAGAGTTGTTCCTTTTCAACAATTTTTTTAAATTTTTTCTTTTTTAAATTTTTA